AACCCAAGAAAGAGAAAAAGAGATAATGATTAGAGATAATGTTTCAAACGGCGAGTGGGATTGGGAATTATTGTCATCTCAATTTGAAAAGGAAGAATTAGAAGATTGGGGGCTGGATATAGATAAATGGAAAGAAGATGATATTGTTGAAGATGAAGTTCCAGAAGTAACTGAAAACCCTGTATCAAAGTTAGGTGAAGTGTATCAGTTAGGTAGACATAGAATAATGTGTGGAGATAGCACCAAGATTGAAGATGTAGAAAAGTTAATGGATGGGAAGAAAGCGGATATGGTGTTTACTGACCCTCCATATAATTTTGAAACACAAGGCGGGGGAGTTCTTAAGAACTCCAGACAAATGAATCAAGTTAAAGATAATGGAGTAGATAAATTTGATACAACTAAATTATTTCCACTAGCAAAGACTCATGTTTATTTTCATAATAAATCACTTATTGGTGGGTATATTGAATTGAGTAAACTTTGGAATATGTCTTATGACTTGGCTATTTATAAAAAGCAAGGATTACCAAACTATAAAGGACATTTAATGACAGATGTAGAATATATAGCAATTATTGGCAATTTAGATCCGAACAAAGGTTTACCATTTGAAATGTATAGTAAGGTTTTTAATGGTAAAAAAGACAATGATAATGAATTAAGTTATTCTAAACCAGTTGAATTATGTGCAAAATTTATAAAATTATATTCAAATAATTTAGTCTTAGATTTATTCCTTGGTTCTGGCTCTACCATTATCGCCTGTGAACAAACCAATAGAATATGCTATGGAATGGAAATCTCACCAGCATACATTGATGTATGTCGAAAGCGTTATGCAAAATTTATTAATTCAGAAGATTGGGAGTCTGTAACTCCAAAAATATTATGATAGAAAAAGTAAATCCAAGTCACCCGGACAAGCTAGCAGACAGAATTGCTGGTGCATTAGTAGATTATTGCTATACCCAAGAAGAACGACCAAAATGTGCGTTTGAAATATTGATAGGACATAAAAATACTTATATTATTTCAGAGGTTTCTGTACATATACCAAAAAAAATAGTAAAAAGTATCGTTTATAGAATAGCTGGAAAACACAAAATTATATATAAAGAAAATAAACAAGACGGGATATTGAATTTTAATCAATCAGAAAGTATAAAATGTGGCGATAATGGAATATTTAAAGGTGTACCAATTAAAAAAGAAATAAGTAAATTATCAGACATAGCAAAATATATATATTCAAATTTTGAAAGTGATGGTAAATATATATTAGACAATAAAAGATTAATAGTTTGTCAATCAAATGCTACCTGCAACCAAATATCAGAATTAATGCAAACAATAGCTCCAAAATATAAATTAAAAGAAATTATAATAAATCCTCTTGGATACTGGACTGGTGGAACTGATGTTGATAGTGGAGCTACCAATAGAAAACTTGGTAGTGACATGGGTGAGGCAGTAACAGGTGGTGGACTTCATGGGAAAGACTTAAGTAAAGCAGATGTAAGTGTTAATATATATGCTCATTTAAAAGCTCAAGAAACTGGAAAGATAATAAATCTTTGCTGTGCTATTGGTGATGATATGGTAGATGGTAAACCATATCGTGAAATAGTAAAAATTGCATCTGATTATATTAATAAATTAGGAGGCTTTGAAAAGTTAGCCGAATGGGGTTTGGTATAATAAAAATATGACTACACAACAAGACAATATGAATAGAAATCCAACTGGTAAGGGTGGTTTTGGTGACCATCCTGAAAATAGAAATCCCGGTGGTTGGAAACCTGAATATACTTTTAGCTATCAATGTCGTAGATTCATGAATATGACAGTAGAAGAATTTAAGAATTGGATTAACATAACACCAGAAAAAGAAAGGACAATGATAGAGGAACAAGCATATAATGCTGTACTAAAAGCTAGGACTAAACTTGATTATCTAAAAGAACAAAATGATAGGACTGAGGGAAAAGCTCCTCAAACTGTAATTGTCGATGGTGGATTTTTTAGTAAAGAAAAGTTAAAAGTGGAGGTTGTAGATGAACAACGAAATACAACTGAAACTGAGTAAAAAACAAATCTTTACATTAGATTTACTAAATGACCAATTAGTAGTTGATTTACTTTATGGCGGTGGGGCGGGTGGTATGAAAAGCTGGACTATTTGCTTGTGGATGGTAATACAATGCAGAAACTATCCCGGAATTAGAATAGGACTTGGTAGAAAAGAAATCAGCCGATTAAAACAGACAACGCTAATTACATTATTAAGAGAAGTACACCCACGATTAGGAATTAGTGAAAAAGAATTTACCTACAACGATAGAAAAAACTCGGTTGATTACATTAACGGTTCAAGTATTTTATTGGTTGACCTTGCTCCCGAACCGTCTGATCCAAACTTTGATAAATTCGGTTCATTAAATTTAACTCACGTAGTGATAGAAGAAATAGGTGAGGTGGTTAAAAAAGCCAGAGATATTTTTGTATCAAGAAAAAATCGTTATCTAAATACCGAATATGGAATAGTGGGGAAGTCATTTGCTACTTGTAATCCATCTCAGAACTTCGTTAAAGCCGAATATTACAATCCTTATAAAGCACTAGGTGGCGGTGAATATCAAAAATGGGAATATGGCAAGGTATTCATCGACGGTGAAGAAAAAGTAGCTTACAGGGCATTTGTTAGGTCATTAGTAACCGATAATCCGTTCATTGACCAGAATTACACCGAGTCATTAAGACATTTACCAGATGCCGAAAGAAAACGTCTATTAGAGGGTAACTGGGATTTTGAAGATACCGATAAAATAGTTTTCAAACCATTGATGTTAGAAAGGGCTTTAACCGACAGGGTAGAAAAAGGTGCTAGATATATTGGAGTAGACATTGCCGATACTGGTAGCGATAAGACGGTTATGTCATTAGTAGAAAAGAACGTATTAATAGAACAGCGATTGGTAACCGTAGACAAAGCCGAAGCGATAGGAGAGCAGATAGCATTAGAGATTATCAAATACGCACAACAAAATGGACTTGATAATCGGACAGCTAAACAGATAGGAATTGATGCCAATGGCGTTGGTGCTTCAACAAGGGATTTTTTGCGTAGCAAAGGTTGGTTTACTAAAGAATTTATTGCCGGTGCCGGTAGTAAACTTAATTTCAAGAACATTAGAGGTGAGGCAATATGGACTATGAGTGAAAAAATGGATAGTGGTGATTTTAAGATACATCGAGATTTAAGCACTTGGAATATTCTAAAAGACCAATTAATTGCACATCAATATTCAACCGAAGAACGTCAAATTTTAATCAATCCAAAAAAAGATATTAAGGCTTCGCTAGGCGTATCACCTGATTACGCAGAAAGTCTTTATATTGCATTTTGGACGATTTTCGGTGATAATGATAACAGATATAACACTAATAGAATTGTGTTTTAATTATGAAAAATAAAATACTAAATAACATCAGAATAAAGATTGCCAGTTTAATCAATCCAACTAATAACTCAATGTCATTACCAAAGAGCTTTCTGCGATATGGTAACAAAAAAATGTTTCCAAATTGGACTGATGTAGAGATTAGTGATAGAGACTTATATTCTGGTTATTCTTATGCTGCGATACGAAATAGGTCAAATAAGGTTGCCAAAACAGCTATTGATTATGTTTATACAGACTCTAATGATGATAAAATGCATCCTTATTTACAACTTATTGATACTTCACAAACATTTAGTGTTTACCAATTTTGGAACACAATATCTACATATCTTGATTTAGAGGGTGTGTTTTATTTAATGGCTGTAAGAAGCGTAATAACGTCTGATACTGGTGTTAGTAGATATGGTTATGTAAAAGAATTTAAACTACTTAATCCATATAATATAAGACGAGTGTTGGATAAAGACACAATGACTGTTGCTGGATATGTAGAAACTAAAAGTGGAATGAGTCGAGAAATACCACCCGAAATGATTATTGATATTCGAGAGTTAAATCCTTTTAGTGATAATGAACCATTTGCTTTAACTGATGCATTAAAAGAAAGCCAGTTTACATTAAAAACATCTGGCGATTATACAAGGCATACTCTAAAACATAATATCAATGCTCCCGGAATTTTAACTACTGACGTAATACTAGACGATAAAGAATTTACTAACTTTGTTGAAAGGGTTAAGTCTCACACCAAAGGTGAACCTCTTTTTGGTAATGGTAGTGGTGCTATTAATTGGAGTGATATGAATATCGACTTGTCAAAGGCTGCTCTTAAAGATATTAACGAACAAAATCGTGAAACCTTATTTTCAGTAGCTGGTATGTCTAAGACAACAATGGGAATTGAACAATCTGGCGTTACTAGGGAAACTTCAAAAACTCAATCTGATTTATTAATTGAATATCATATACTCCCACGTATCCAACTTATTATCGACGCTCTTAATCAAGACTACAAGACAAAATACAATGATGACTATACTCGAAATGAATATAAAATAGCCGTACAAGATCCGACAGCAAATGATATGGACAAATCAATCAAAGAAGTCGATTTAATGGATAAGAAATTATCTCTATACGACAAATTACTCGCACAAGGTTATGACGAGGAAACATCAGCTAAATATGTAGAAGATGAAATCGGAGTTTCTTTATTGCCAAAAGTTGAAAGACCTGTTGTAGTAGAAAAACCAGTAGAAGATAACTCAGTTAAAAATGAAGTTGACCCAAAAGAACGGACAGGACTCATCCAACAACAGCAAGGCTCGTTACAAAATGCGGTAGTCAATATTGAAACTGAATTGGTAGCTGATTTTATTGCTGGTGTTAGAAAACTAACAGCTAAGACTGTTAATGCAATTGATAGCGAAACTAACCCCGATGATTTTGTTAACAAAAAAGACCAAAAAGAAAAGATTAATGATTTGGCAGTAGTATTACTTGGATTTTATGGCGTGATAATGAATTGGAAAGCATCTGAGGTTATGAGGGCGAGAACGACTAAATATGCATTAGATGGAGTGTTTAATTTGAATAATGATGTTAAAAAATACATTAAAAATCTAAGTAAAAATGTAGCAGAAAGTCATATTGAAACAGTAATGGACGACTTGTACAAAATAGCTTATGAAGCAGCCAAAAAAGGTATGTCGCAAATTGAAATTATCAATGAGATTAAGAATAAATACAGCTATGATATATCCGAAACACGTGCTAAGACTGTCGCTAGAACCGAAACAAATAGGGCGTTTACTAGAGCTCAATATGAAGCTGATAAACAATTCGTCGAACAGAATGATTTAGAAGGTAAGGTATTTAAACAATGGCACACCAGATCGGATAATCCTTGCGAATTTTGTCAAGCATTAGAAGATGAGGGATTAGTGCCATTTGAAGACACATTTAGGGACATCGGTCAAAGCATAACTGTTGATGGTAAATCACTTGATGTTAATTTTGAAAGCCTTGAAGCTGGTAATGCTCACCCAAATTGTTCGTGTGATTATGAGTTGGTTATTAAATAATGTTATAATTAACTATGAACATAAAACTACTTCAAAGACTTTATGATAATCCACACTACAAAATGAGCGATGAGCAAATGAGAGAGTATCTTGAGAAAATAAGAAAACCAATGATTTCATTCGGTACTCCCGAAGTAGAAAAAAATCTATTTGTAAAACATGAAACAAATATAGTAAAATCTAATTATGAAACTAAAAAAACATCAAAATCTTTTTCGAATCGATCTAAACGCAATCAGTGATGATGGTGATGGTAAGATTACATTTACTAAACCATTAACAATAACTGACGACACAGAGCAAAGAAACGGTACTAAATACGATATTAAAACAATGGATATTTCCGAATATGACGGTGTTTTAACTATCAATCATTCTTCTGACGTTCAAGATATTGTCGGTAATACATTTGGAATTAAAAAAGTAGCAAACCGCAGAGTTACAGTTGATGGGATTAAATTTGCTATTAAAGAAAATGCCAATGCAATCTTTGTCTATAATATGATACTTGGTAAATATATAAAAGACTTTTCAATTGAAACTATTGGTCCTTACCCTGATAATGACGGGGTTTATCATGATTCTAAACTTATTGGTTTATCGGCAGTAGTCAAAGGAAATAACAAATCTGCAACATTAAGCAAGGTTGTTAAAAACTCAATTGATGAAGCTGAAAAGATAGGGTTAGATACAAATGTTCTTAAAAAGGAATATTTAGATATTGACAAA